ATGAAAGGGGGAGTTTATCGAATGCTTACGAACAAACAGGTGTTCAAAGTGAAAACAGTCATCGAAAAGGCTTTGAATAAAAAGCAGGACGTGAAAAAGAAAAGAAATACCCACCCTAAATTGTAGAAATATGGACAAGAGAAACCAAATGGAAAATCCTTTTTTCGATCCCGACAAGCCGGGAAGTATTTTTGTCGGTATGGACCGTTACCATCAGTACTCTCCCCACCAGCCCCGAAATGCCCTCACATTCATTCAGAAAGGAGATGCGGACAGCCTGTTCCGCAAATTCCTGATTGACAATATCAAGGAAGCGGAGTGCTGCCCCTATATTCCGGATACGGAACTGCTCCGGTTTGACCTGGCGAACATGAGGCAGGTTCCACCGGTAGATACCCATACCCCTTTCGAGGAATATATCAGCAAGGAACTGCTGCCGTATTTTCAAGAACACTGCATTCCCCCTGCCAAACGCATTTCCCTGCGTGATGCGGTCTATACCTATAAATACAAGAATGAACCGGACGGCGGCATATTGAAGAAGTATCTCATGCAGGAACCCGCATACTTGGAGTTTCGATTACAGCAACAGGAAAAAAGGACATTGTACCGGTGCCAGCCGCGGTACACATTCCCCTTAAAAGTGGTGGAGAATGACTTCGGATACCTTATCTTTTCCGGTAACGAGATCGGCAGGAACGGATTCAGGGAGTGCATCCGGTACATCACGGACCATTACTTCGACCCGCACTACGATACCGGCCATCTGGCCGTCTACGACAGTACGTTCATGGACAAGAACCTGGTTCCTCTCATAGATGCCGCTTACAAGCCGTGCAAACCGATGGAACTGGATTATTCCTTCGATTTTTATCCGGCATCCTATATCGGTCTTGACGAACTGCCCAAAGAATTCATCGACAGTTTAAAACCGGTATGCTACCATTCGATGGAAGCGACAGCCGGGGATTTTATAAAATTCGCCACCGACTGGCATTTCAATAAGGATACGCAGGTTTCCATCAGCCGGGAGAACCATGACATTTACCGGCTGCTGACCGTCATGCGTAACGGTTATATGAATATTCATGAACAACCGTTTACCTATTTCAATGAACTGCTGCCGTATGCCAAGGAATTTGAAAAAGTCACGCAGGTTAAATCTGCCGGCGAATTCGATACGGGAAAGTTCAAGCGGTTGTCTACGGAAATCCGGAAGGCTGCCGATGGAATTTTGAAAAGGGATTTCGATGTGAGAGGGCACCGTTCCCTTGAGAATATGTTGAATGACTCCACCGTTACCTTCACCGTCGGAAGCCGAAAACTGAATGAAGTTCAAAAGACGGCACTGGCTTCGGGATACGCACTGTATCTCCCGGAAAACAACAAGGAGGCGACAAGGCATCTCCTTTTTTGCAAGGCCGACTTTGAGCAGGGCAGAATTGAGGGTTCCTCCAAGCCCTTCGGCGTCAGGACATACGTGATAAAGGACGGACTGCTCTGTCCGCTGCCGGAAGAGAAGAATACCGTTAAAAAGACTGAGAATAAGAACAGACATAACAATAACCGTTTAAAATAAAGCGATATGATACCTAAAAGTCAGATGTACCTCGGAGCGCGGATTGTAGAGAACGATCCGGAAGAGGAAACTCCCGTTGTTCCCTATAAAGGAACAGTAACAGCCATTGAAGAAACCGGAAAAGGGGAACTGGATTACTTTGTCTATATCCGGCTGGATGATGAGTCCATGAAACAAAAAAGAATCTCCCTTTGCTGCCCGGACAAGATCATGACCTGTTTTCCATGGACTATAGACCTGGAAGAAAAACAGAAAATGGAGCAGAAAATGAAGAATAAAAAAGTTCCCGACCCGTCGAAACGGCATAGACTATCTTAATCAACCATTCATCTAAACCATAAAATAATATGAGTACATACATTGGTTTCAATTTGAACAGCAACAGGCAGATTGAACATTTCCAGACCATAGAGAATCGTTATGGCATCAATTCAGATGGCGGCAAATTTCTTTTCGGGCAGGCAGAACTGGCCTTGAAAGGCTCCTACATTCCTAAGGAAGAAGTCTATTTAATACCATATCAGGGTGCTGTACAACCGGGGAACATTGAAAGGTTCATCAAGGACATGACCCATAACGGAGGACTGTCTTGTGCAACTCATTTCCCATTGCGGGATATCGCCTTCGTTTACGAGAATACATCTCCTTATGGCATCCATAATGTGGATAGCATCCAGAGAATGCTTCAAAAGGCCAAAGACAATCCCCTGCTGAAAAAACAACTGAACGCTTACCGCGCATTCCATCAAGAAAAGGAAAAAGATATCTACAACAGGGTGATTACTGCAATAAATACGAACCAGGGAGTCCTGATGTTCAATGATACCGGCAGGGGGATACAGTGTGCGCAGAAATACCTGCAGCATATTGGCGATAATTTCTTCTCGCCGGTTTACAGGGATGCGGATAAACTGCAAATATATTATTTCAGCACTTCCAATATCAATCTGATCAAAGAGGCGTCAAAGTGTTCGAACATGTTTGAACATGGCTTAAAAAAGATATACCTTCCCCAAAAGGCTCATTTCCTGGATTCAAATATGATAGCCAACTATACCCCGGCGGTAGAATGCAGCATGGCTCCCTCTTTGGAATGTTATAACCAACTGGCCGAAAAGTTGAATCTGGGCAAGAGCCAGAAGAATTATAACATAGGCGTACTCGACCGGATCTGCAAGACCGGGCAAATCGGGAATTTGGAAAAAGACAGCCGGTTCAACCATCAAAACAGCTTTGTCTCCCTGGATGAACGGATCAGGCTGTCTTATGTGGGGAAGCAGGATGGCACACTGCTGAAAAATGCACTTGAACGGACCATCAAGGATACGGCAAAGAGAATCCTACAGACGGACTATGCGGTACGGGGCTATGAACCGCCCAAACAGGAAAAGAAAAAGAGTAGAAGTATCACCATGTAACTATTTTAAATTTCAATCGTATGCAAAAGCAAGAGATTTCAAACATTATGATTTTCTTTGTTACCCAGGACTTGGAAGGGCAACCCCGACAACTGGAGATGCACCTGATGCCGGAGAAAGAAGTATCGATGATGAATCAACGATTCACCGAATACCTCCAGCGGCAAAGGGAAATGTACAAGCCGTCCCTTGTCCAAAGCCACTTGCCGGATCTTTATCTGTGCCGCTACCAGTTTCCGGCAGGAGTAAGCTACCCGGATATCCGGCTCTTTGACAAGGATAACAGCTTGGTACAAAAATTCATCACCCGGAACGGAGGAAGCATGCAGGGCAATGTCTCATTGCGCGGACTGGAATACCTGCATTCTCACGATGAAGAAAAAAGCCTGCCCATGCTGGTAGCCAGCGGACTTGCCGACCACCTGCTTGTACAGCCGGAAGCCAAACGGTTCGCGCTGGCACAGGATACTCTCCACGACGATCCGTCGGAAACCCTGACCGCCGTGGAAACCGCCAAAGGAGTGCTTCTGTTCGAATATTCCGGCTTTGGAAAGACATGCTGCCATGCCTATATGCAACATCTGGCCGACCGTTTCTTCATTACGGACGAAGAGAAACCGGAGTTTGTCAACCTGTACAAGCTGACCCGTCCGGACGCAGAAGTGGTAAAGGCATTCCAAGCATCTCCCAATGCCTTCTCCTTATATACAAACTCTTTTCTGCCGGAGAAAGCACAATATCTGGATGCGACTATCCTGCGGAATGCCCGGCTGGACAGGAGCCACCGCATAGAACCGACATTCGATGCCTATGACAAGTTTGCTTCCTCCTATAACGTGCTCCCCAGTATTGCCAATGCCCAGATACTCCGGTTACTATCCTTACAGGAAACCGCAGGAATCTATGGGATAGACTATACAACCAGAAGGATTCCGTTCATACACAAGAATTCTTTCAACTCCCAGTTCAATGCGCTGCAGAATATTCCGGCTGAAAATAAAGGCGGACAGGAGAAGGTCAAATCACAGATCCGGGATCAGGCGGCCTATATCCTGAAACGTGATTACGGGCTTATCCCGGACAGCCTGCAAAACAAAGAGATAGACCCCATCATTTCCCTCCAGACTCCCAAAGGAGCCGTCTACCTGCCCGCCACGGATGAAGGAGCCATCTATAAACAGTGTTACCTGCAATATCTGGCTGACCGTTTCTTCACTCCGGAAGTACAGGCTCTGGGACGAATCAGAGAATTCTATATTTCCTGCCCGAACCATAGCACGGAGCATTACATGCAGAAGCATCTGGACCTTTTCCGGTCCAATCCTTTCTACGGGCAGCTGGCGAAAATGCCATTGTATCCGATAGAGCAATCCGAGCTGTTGAAGAAAGGCGGCTATCCCATAGAGCCGACATACCATGCATTCAAACAGTTTACGGAAGATTACCGGCTTTCGGTAACGCCGGAGAATGCCGAGATATTCACCCTGCTCTTTATACGGGAATACGGATTACCGGCTGATTTCAATACTAATGAAAGCTATAAGGAGTTCACCCACAAAGGAAATTTTAAACCGCTGGATCAAGAAATGTCCGAACTGCAATCCAAAAAGGGATATAGTGAAAAGGCATTCTACAATATTCAAAACAGGCAGCAGCAACTCGCGGACAAGATACTTGGCCTGAGATACAGACTGACCTGTCCTCCGTTGCAACTGACCGGACCGGCGGCTTCGGAAAAGAGAAAGACGGCTTCCCGTCAGAACAAGTCACATAATCCCCGCATCTAAAACTGATTATCATGCCTGCATGGATGGAAAAAATAAAAGATACATTCACCGCTAAAGCGGATTTAAAGAGCCTGTTTATTGTGTTACAGCCGGATAATCAAGTCTCGACTGTCATGGTCGTGTCGTATGTTCCGACGGATAAGGACTCTTTTCAGGTATTTATGGATCTGACCGCCCGGATTGCTATGGATCAGAAAACCATACCGGATAACTTATTGCTGCATTTTGAGGGAATACCTGCTAAAGATATTCCTTTCACCAGCGAACTACCGGCGAAAGACAGTGAGAAAGCCCTCAGTTTCATCGCCTCTTACGGAGGCATCACTGAAAACAACTCCGTACCTTTACGGAAAGCGGCTTATTTGAGAGCATGCCAAAGGGAACTGACGGCAGAGAATATCCGGGATCTGGACTACTCACCAGCTTATAAGTGCTTTATTGCACACGAAGATGCGATGGAGAAGATTGCGGCAGGAAAGCAAGCCAAACAGTTCTACACCATAGCTGAAACGGAACAAGGTGTCCGCGTATTCAATGACGGACTTTCCGGGACTATAAAGTTTCGGGATTACCTGCAATCGACAGCGGACAATTTCTACTCAAGCTCTTTGCAGGATGTGGAGTCATTGAATATTTACCGGATAGAAACCGTCTCCCGCCGGATGCTGGAACTCTCCAACGGGAATCAGACCACCATGCCGCAGGCCGGGATGGAAATTCTGGCGAATTACAAGCCGTCCGTCACTTTCGACATGCATCCTACGGGAGAAAATCTCAACCGGTTTGTCACAGCCGGCGCATTGGAACTCTCTATCCGTAACCGGAACATTATGACACTTCAGGACATAGCAGCCAGAGGATACGCCCATTTACCGGCAGACGAATCGTTTGCCTATAAAAAGGATTTCTTGTTTGTGGAGAAAGGTATCCGTGAGATTACCCGGCAAAAGGAATTGTACCGGGATTATCCTTTCCGGCAGAAGATGGATGAATTACAAAATGCTGCCAGGTCATTGGCGCAAACACTGTTAAACAGGGATGGAGTCCGGAAGAACTATCATCGGGTAAGCCCGCCTGTTGTTGTTTCTAAGAAAGGAGAAGCTCAAACAGCCGAAAAACCGCAAGACAAGCCCGGACTGTCCTGTGGCAATGAAAAGAAAAAGGTCAAGACAAAAACCGCTTCCGTTAAAAAGCAGGCGAAGCCCAAATTATAATGCATATGGAACTGATAAATAATACATTCATTCCCGAAAAAGAGATACCACGTAGCCGCAGGGCTGCCGGAAGGAAAGCATTCCTGCAAACTTTCAGAAACCTGTTTACCAGCCGGAATCATTTCAGGAGATTCATGGATACTTACCGTTTCAACACGATCCGCTGGAGCGCGTCCAACCTCCACGAACCCTCATGGGGAAAACGGATCGGATTATTCTTTCGTACCAAAAATCCAATCGCTATCCTCCGGGATGATTACCGGAGCAATCGCAGTAATCTGTTGAATAAATGGGAAACGTCCAGCCTGAACCGTATCCAGATGGAACTGGTCCGAATGGGTAGTATGCCTATTCAGAATAAGGACAGACATACTTTCAAAGCTCTGAACAGCATTGAAAAGAAAATCAAACAACTGCAGGAATATGAAGGATGTCCCGATATGAGCCATGAAAAGCAGCTTCTGGCAACATACAAGTACATTCTTTCTTCTCCTTTTGACCGGAAGTTCGGAGGATTGCCACCCGATGAGATTTGTGGGATGCTTCAGCAGAACGGACTGTCTGAATCAAACCTTCCTTACCAAAATTACGAAGGAATCCTCCAGGGCCGTGAAACAGTCATGTACGAACTGGCAACCGGAAAGAACGGGGAGAAATACCTCCAACCGGCAGATCAGGTGAAACTGAATGCGGGAATGTCAGGAATCTCAATGGATTTAATCAGCCGTTTTCCGGCAAAGGAAATACCCCTGCCGAATCTGACGGAAAGCATACAAGTATCGGAAAAGAAAGAGAAGCTCTCCATTCCCAAAGAACCGAAGAAAAGGGTACGGAAAGAAAAATCAAAGGTCAAGAGTGTAAAAATTAAATAGTCATTCATATTAAAAAAGAAAGTAACATGAAAACAATTTGTATTTGTGAGAAGCCCTCGGTGGCACGCAGCATTGCCCGGGTCCTGGGCGTAACGGAGAAACAGGAAGGATACTTGAGTGGGAACGGATATGCCGTCACATGAACTTACGGCCATCTGTTGGCATTGGCCCTGCCTCAAGACTACGGCATTGTCCATGTGGAAAAGGAGATGCTGCCTATTATTCCCGACCCGTTCAAACTGGTTGTCCGTCAGATTAAAACCGAAGATGGATACAAGGCTGATCCGACGGCTCTGAAACAATTGGAAGTAATCCGTAAACTGTTGGGTCAGGCTGATCAAGTGATATCCTGTACTGATGCAGGGCGGGAAGGAGAGTTAATTATGAGATATGTGCTTGAATATCTGGGATATCATAAGGAAACCAAACGCTTGTGGATATCTTCCATGACAGAAAAATCGATACGGGAAGGATTTGATAGCCTCAAATCAAGTAAGGAGTTTGACAACCTGTACCGTGCCGCTAAAGCCAGGAGAGAATCAGATTGGGTCGTCGGTATGAATGCCAGCCTGTCTTTGAGCATGGCTGCAGGCAAGAGTAACTATTCTCTGGGAAGAGTACAGACACCGGCACTTGGCATGATTTGCCGTCGATATCTGGACAACAGGGATTTTATAGCCAAACCCTATTATCTGCTACAGCTACGGACAACGAAAGCAGGGAAAGAATTCGTCTTAACCTGTACCGGGAAATATGATACACCGGAAAAACTCGATGTGGACCGTAAAAAAGTGTATGAAGAGACGACAGCCAAAGTGGTGCAAGTGGAGAAGAAAGAGGTTCCAGAAGAAGCTCCGCTACTTTATGACCTGACCGCCCTGCAACGAAGTGCCAATACCAAACTCGGACTGACCGCAGAACAGACGCTGAACATTGCTCAAAAATTATATGAAGGAGGCTACATTTCGTATCCCCGTACCGGATGTAGCTATATCACAGAAGACATCTTCGAACAAGTCCCTTCCCTCATCGGCCTGCTTAAGCAACATCCCCGTTTCACATGGCATGCGGAAAACCTCTGTAACCAGCCTTTAAACCGGCACTGTGTGGACGATAGCAAGATGACGGACCATCATGCGTTAATCATTACGGAGAACTATCCCCAGAGGCTTTCCCTTGACGAGCAGAATATCTATTCCATGATCGCGGGACGCATGTTGGAGGCTTTCTCCGGCAAATGCCTGAAAGAAACGGTATCCGTACAAGCGGACTGTAACGGCGTTCTTTTCGGGATAAAAGGAAGCCAAATCAAAGTTCCGGGGTGGAGAGGCATCTATAACGAACCCAGTGAGAAAGAAGAAGGAAGTCTTCTGCCCGAATTTCAGGAAGACGAAATATTGCCCGTGCTCGGTATTGATACATTGGTCAAGAAAACCAAACCGCAGCCCATATTCACTGAGGCAAGCCTGCTTGCTGCGATGGAAGGTTGTGGCAGAACATTGGACGATGAAAAGGAAAAAGAGGCAATGGAGGATTCCGGCTTGGGTACACCGGCTACACGTGCCGGAATCATCGAACTGCTCATTGCCAGACACTACGTGGAAAGAAACGGACGGTCACTGATTCCCACTCCCAAAGGACTGGAAGTATATGATATTGTAAAAGAGAAGATGATCGCCAACGTGAGCATGACCGGAGGGTGGGAATGCGCCTTGCATGAAATCGAAACCGGCAAAGTTTCCACGGAAACATTTACTCAGAGCATCAATTCCTATACCCAACAAATCACCTCGGAACTGCTTGCCCTGAAACTTAACCATCCGGACTTGCCACATTGTAACTGCCCCAAATGCGGAGCAGAAACGATTATCGTCTTTAACAAGGTCGCCAAATGCAGCGATCCCAATTGTGGGTTCCTGTTATTTAGAACGTTCAACGGCAGGGAACTGACGGATAATCAGATGCTCCTGCTGCTATCGGGGAAACGTACCGGATATCTGAAGTTTACCAGCAAGAAAGGAAAGAAGTATGAGGCATCACTCGAGCTGGATGACAATTACAGGATTGAGATGACTTTCAAGGATAATAAACCTAAAAAATAAAGAAGCGACTTATGAAAAAAGAAATGGAAGAGATACCGGATGAACTGAATCCGGACTTAATGCTGAATACGATTGCTTCCGAACTGCTGATCAAGATAGCCAAAGGGGAGATTGATATCCAGAAGCTGGTCAGGAAACAACTCTCGGACAGGGGAATCGATGACCAACGGAACTGGATAGGACCGGACAAGGCAAGAAAATATTGGGAGAAATATAAGATGCCTGTCTAAACCAAGTCAGTCAGGATAAGAAGATAATTGCAGGTTATTCAATCCGTTTGTAGGCCAGCCTGCAAATACCGGATCTGAAACATTTGTTCCCGGTCATTTCCCATGAGGAAGGACCGGGAATTTCTGTAAACAGACGTATGCCGTCCCCTTGGATATACGGTGCGACAAAAAGGATGATTTCATCCACCAACCAGTATCTGAACATGCTGCTTATAACGGAAATTGTATCCGGAGCCGCTTCTATGAAATAAATACCTTCATTTTTCTTTTTCCATTGTGTCAATGAGATGAAAGATACATCCGGCCCGAGAGTCTGTGTAGCACGTTCCCGTATTTTGGTGAGGCCATATTTGTTCGGATTATCCCACAAAGGGGAAGAAACAGTCCTGTCGAAGAGGTATCCGTCAAGAGTAGTGATTGCAAGTAATTGGAGTTTTGCCATAAGTATAATATTTAACCTATAAATATTATTCGGCAGAAGTATTTGAGAAAGCGTGGCCTTACCCAACTCCAAGACGGAGGTTCTGGTAAACCTATGAATAGTAGCTGTGTAAGCCACGCTATGACAAAGCATAGCATAAGCAATACACAAAAAGCCTCTATTCATTGAAATTTTCCAGATTTACATAGTATAGATTGGGATAGAAAATAAAAGCCAACCAAATGAAAATAAATATACTGTATAATAAATAATTACGCTGTATCCGTATCTTCTCTTGTTTTACTTGATTATTGTTGCTTGGCTCTTTTTGGGTACATTTTTGTTTCTTATTTGTTCCTTAATTCGGATTATTCTTTCTACCTTTGTGGCAGAAATAACGAGTAAAGCAAGGAGGAATTATGCCACGAGTAAAGAAGCCCGCAAAAGTCAAAGAGCCGATTCGTCTTCGGATGAAAGAGTTGGCCAATGGAAACAAAAGTCTGTACTTGGATATCTATCGGGACGGTAAACGGACATATGAGTATCTGAAGATGTATCTTATCCCCGAAACTGATAACAATGCCCGTGTGCGGAATCAAACGACTATGGCCGCAGCCAATGCCATCAAATCGAAACGGATCATTCAACTTACCAACGGCGAAGCAGGTATTGAAACCCGTGAAAAGGTTTTTCTTCTGGACTGGATGGAGACCTACAAAGAGAATCAGGCGAAGCGAGGAAAGAAAGATGGGAACCAAATCCAAGTTACTATCCGCATCCTGAAAGATTTTGCCGGAGAACGGGTAACGATGGATCAGATCGACAAGGCGTTCTGCCAAGAGTATATCGACTATCTATTGACTGAATATCGACCGAAGGGCAAACAAGTGTCTAATTTTACGCTACACACCTATTACCGCATTCTGAACGGAGCCTTGAACGCAGCCGTGCGAGCGGAAATTATAAAAGTCAATCCTTTTACCAAAATCAACAATTCGGATAAAATCCGTCTGCCGGAGAGTAAGCGGTCGTATATGACCATAGAAGAGGTTCGGGCATTGATTGGTACTCCGATGAAAAACGAAGCCGTAAAACAGGCTTATTTGTTCTCCTGCTTCTGCGGACTGCGGATAAGCGATATCATCAGTTTGAAGTGGAAAGATGTCTTCGTCGATAGAGGACAATACCGTTTGTCTGTATCCATGCAGAAGACCAAAGAGCCGATTTATCTGCCTCTTTCTCCCGAAGCGTTGAAATGGATGCCGGAACGTGGTGAGAAGACATCGGAAGATTATGTATTCGATTTGCCGAGCCCAACGATGATAAACACGCTTCTCAAACCTTGGGCGAAAGCGGCTGGAATAGATAAGCGGTTTTCATTTCATACTGCAAGACATAGAACCCTTTCTTTCTTGCTAGAATTCAGGCACTTGAAAGTTTCGCAGCTTAATAGGTAACGATTTAGAAACCAGCGAAATTCTATATTTCACCTCGTTTTGCAGTAAATCAAAAGAACGCTTTTACTTACCCTACAAAGGTACATAAAATATTCGAGTTGATATTCTCTTTTCGCATAATATCGCGAACACCGGAGACGTTTTCTCTTGCATCCATGTAAGAACTGTCGAGAATATTCTATACATTACGTCTCCTTCTGTTGCACCACTTGATTGGACTTCACTCAAATCTTTTTCAATCTCATCAATCCGAAACACGCACGGTACAATAATTGGGGCTGTAGGATATTATCATCCTGTCCTTTATTCAGTACCCCAACCTGACGGTGTATGCAGAAAGAATTCTCGACCCAAATGCGTGCCATGCGTATACCTCTATAGTAGAGTAGTTGCTACTTTCCCGAAATATTACTGTCCGATAAACGTGTTTAACCTTCCTTTCTGACTGGTTTTATGCTTCGACAAGCCCCCTATTTCAAAGAGTATGTCGGCTGTCCGATACAAATGTACTCCTTTCGTGAGGTATATGTCATTCAACAATGCCATATTTGCCTGTTTCTGACTCTTCCTATGCAATCTCACCTCTAAATAGCGTTTTTGTACGTTTGACATATTGGTTGTCCGAAAAAAGGAACTTTAATTTGAGCTTTTAAGTTTTACCGGAAACCAATATTTCCGAAAAGTAAGTATCTATGCTCATAAGTCTTTGTTTAATTCCGCTAACAGAATGATTATTATCCGAAAGTATCTTCATCTTTTTCGCGTTTCGTCTTTTTAATATTAATTTGATTTTCTGGGAGAAGCTCTTGGTTTGCAATTATACTTGCGCGTCTTGCTCTGTCATCAGCCCAAGCTCTTAAACCGCGTATCTTTTCAGACATGGTTTTCGCCAGCGGAATGATTTGGGCACAGGCTGTCTCAAGATGGTGGACATTTACAACAGGATTGGTAGGGTTGTCAACATATGCCATGAACATGGATTCTTTAACCGCCTCTTCAATCTCTGCTCCGTTGAAAAGACGAGTTGCATCAGCCAAGCAATCCAGTTCGTGTATGCCTGTCTGGTTATTTTTTGTAAGATGAATGCGCAATATTTCCTTTCTTTCTTCTTTTGTTGGCAAATCCACAAAGAAAATTTCATCGAATCGTCCCTTGCGTAAGAACTCAGGAGGCAGCTGGCTAATATCGTTTGCGGTTGCTACGACAAAGACAGGCTTGGTCTTCTCCTGCATCCACGTCAGAATTGTTGAGAAAACACGTGAATTGGTACCACCATCTCTCTCTCCACCGACATTGAGTCCTTTTTCGATTTCATCAATCCAAAGAACACAAGGGGCGACAGCTTCTGCAGTAGCAATAGCACGACGTATATTGTTTTCACTACTACCTACCTCAGCCTGGAAAACCTTACCTATATCCAATCGTAGGAGAGGTTGTTTCCATTCTGTCGCTACACATTTAGCAGTAAGACTCTTACCACATCCAGGTACACCAAGCAGCATGATACCTTTTGGTTCCTGAAGTCCAAAGTCTCTTGCCTTACGCTCAAAAGACTTGCTTCGTTGCTTCAGCCACATCTTAAGGTTATCCAAGCCTCCGACATTGTTTTTCATGTCCAAATTGACCTGTACATAATCTAAAATGCCACTTTTCTTGATTATCTGTTCCTTTTCGTTTGCTACAATCTGTACTGCGTCCTTATTATTAAGACCTACAACTTGATTAGCTAAACGGAATGCAAGTTCAGCTTCTGTATCTGTCAATCCCAACGCTGCATCCAAAATGTACTTCTTCAAGTCTTCGTCGATAGAACCTGGATAAATACTCTTAAATCGACGATCTAAATCTCTTCGGTCTGGCAGTGGGACGGATATGACTGTAACATATTTCTCAATTTCGTCTGGCAGTTGGTACGATGGTGACAAAAAGATGATATGCTTATTCAGCTTTTTCATCTCATTTGATAACTTTCGTAAGCTTACAATCACCTTCTCTCTATCAAAGTATTTGTGAAAATCTTCAATAAGGAAAATTTCCTTTGAGTCATCTTCCGATTTGCCAAGTCCTTTGTGTAGGTATTCCAAAAGAGTTTCGCAGTCCTGAGTACTCTCATATTCTGGATGTGAGACAATACCTTCCAGTCGATTATTCTGGTTCTTGTTATGGGTTCTCAGGAAATCAACACAATCCCATGTATGGAAAGCATAATCGCCTTCAAACGCAATCTTCCTCAGTTTCTGGGTTACTCGGCTGTATTCAGAAGTTACTAAATACAAAAGAGGAAAACCCGCACTGAGCATATCCTTGATTTCTCTAAATGTTTCTTCCATATTACTTAATGGTTTGAGTGTTCTTGTTTGTTATCTTCTTGTGCTCTTTCAGGCGAGCAATCATTATATCGTATTCCGGCTTCTTGGTCATGATACGTTTGTTGCCAAATGCCTCCTGTAAATCATCCATGGCAGCATGAGCCATCTCGTTAACATCATCTGGCAAATAGTTTGAATCAGTAACAACTGTACCATCATTGAGAATCGAGAATTTTATCTCGTAACGCTTCTCTTTCTCATCTTCAAACTTTGTATAGCCTACCATACAGAAACGATCGACTTCCTCAGCAGTAGGAGTGAAATCATATAGTTTTTTTAACGTGAAGCCTTTCTTTTTGAAAGCATCTACCACAGTCTTCTTGGCATACTCTACATTAAGAGGGAAGAAAACAGATTGTAACTCTGCTACTAACTGCCCACCATTGGACAGATAGTAGCTATTATAGGTCACAGTTGATCCTGAGACTTTCAGAACATATTCACCATAGACCTTTTCCTTTTGCTTTGCATCGGTTACAATGAGGTCTTCACCCTGTACTTTATATGTCCAACCTAGTTTGTCACATGCGGCTTTGAGGATTCCCTTATTCATTGTCTTAGGATCCTTTACAAAGCGTGAACTTTCGTACCTTGACATAATTATATTCTTCTTTAGTTTGTAAAATTACTCTTGCGTTGTTTTGCCGAGGGAATGCCCAATGATTCACGCAGTTGCTTCACAGGCTTAAGCTTGATATGAACACCTGACATTTGGATAAAGGCTTTCCTAATCTCACCATCACTTGTCGGTGAAGAGGAATCCTCCTCGTCAATCATTTTAACCAACAATTCCTTCAGCATATTTTGCTGTTCATCATTGAGGGACTCTATATCTTTGAGATTACCAGATTGAGAATTGCCATGCTCCTCGACTTCGGAGTCTATCAGTCTTATGCAAAGAGCTTTGTTGGAGTTCTCGTAAAGTTCAATCTCTGATGGGTATGCTGCACACAGATCTTTGAACTTTGAGTAGCCAAAGGTGTTTGGTTTGAAATCCGGCTTTATTGCCTTAATCTCACCAACAAACTTTGCCACCAGCACCTCGTCAGTCTCCTCTATACAAGCCTTATATGCTCTCTTCATCATCTTAGCCAAAGCCTTAGGAATGGTCGATTCTTCGTTTCGGAAGCCATTATTCTGAGCCTTCTTTAGCTCTGATTCCTTCTTCTCTGGTTTCGTGAAGTCTATTGTCTGATATACATCTTCTGGAAGCAGATCTGCCAATCCCTTAAATGGTAATCCCATTGATGCCGCACGATTTTGGAAATTAATATCGTTGGTAATCAAGAATGGGTTACGGTCGCGATATTTCAGAGCAACACTCAGAATTAGGTTGTCAGGGTTTGTCTTATCGAACTCCTCTGGTAGCAATCTTGTGTCAGCGGACTCCATGCGGAATGTCTTGGACTTCATGCGGATTTTGTAATTGATCTCTTTAATAGCCTTCTTGACATTACGCTTGTCCTTGCCATCAAGTGTTACCTTTAGTTTGTCAAGTTCTTCCAGTACCTTAAGGGAGAGGATAGTCCTGTCCTCCCTGCCAATATAGTCCATGATTTCAGGGAAGTGGACGAAAACATTGGTGTCAACAACATAACTCTTAGGTAGCAACTCCTGTCGAAGGTAAGTCTCTCGGTTGTTCAGTTGAGACTCAAAAGAGCTGATGGAGTCGTTCAAAGCCAAAACAATGCCACTGCGCCCCCAACCGTTTTCATTGTCTCTGCTTTGCTCAGGAATGAGCTTACCCTTGAGATCGGAGAATGACTTTTGCGCCTTTTCCATGGCATCCAATGTCCTTATATCCTCCAATAGGGTGTTGGCACGGAGATTATCCAGTTCCTCCATCATATTGGCAGAATACTTCTGTACAAGTGCCAGTAATTGTTCGTCTCTACGAGCACGCAGGCTGGCGAGTCTTTCTACGTTACCTGTAGATTCTACATATGAATCGGCAAACATAATGAGTTCGTCTGCACCATTCAACTCTGTTATTCTGTCGAGGATGTCCTCTGTTTCTGTTTCCTGGAGTAGTTCCTCATACTTATCTAACGCATCAGGAATAAACCTTGTTGCATATAGTTCTCGGATTTGCTCCAATGTATCTTCACTATTTCCCTCTTGCTTACGCAAAAACTCTACACTGAAGTTAATGTCGCCAACAGGGAATACCAAGTTCTCACAGCGATATGTAACATCGTTCATCATAAGAAGAACATCAGAGTTCGCATCACCATTCAAAGCGAGGACATTATCGCCAAACCTTGAATCAAAATCTTTAACATCGCCACAAGAAAGCATTATTTGGGTATTCGCATCTTCTGAAAGCTTGCGAATTTCCTTTTCTGCCTCCTCTGTCAGTACAGGAAGACTGAAGAACACGTCGTTGACAGACTCTTCCTTTCTAGTTGCCTTGACAAAGTTGAAGATGTTCTGTGTCTCCATGTATTCAGGTGACTTTGCATAGTTTGCCACTAACTGTAATGCCATTTCAGGCTTCTCGTTGAATATAGCATACTCCACGTCACTCTGTACCTTGGCGATTTCTTCCTCAAACTTTATCTGAGAATCATCCTTAGACTCAGAAGTCATGTGTTGCGTAGCAAGGAACTCTTTAAGATAATGGTTGTAATTATCCTCTAAGTTGATGTGCTCAGTAATATAATCAGTGTCAATACCGCCATTGTCTATGATCTCAAAACGATAAGTTTCGGTAAAAGAGTCATAGATTACACCAAGCACAACTTTCTTGTATAGGAACTCGCTTGATGAGACAGACATATCTGTGAACGAGTTTCCAGTCTTCTCACTATAGTATTGCGGTATCTGACTCTCTGCATACAGCTTGACAAAGCTCTCTTCTGCGAAAGGAATCTCCGAAACTTCTGGTTGTTCCTTGCTTCCGTCCACAGTCAATTTACTGAACAGAGTCTTTGCATGTGCGTGCTTCCCTGCAGTGAGGTCGAAATACATAGTGAATCCCTTAGTTTCGCCCTGCTTGAACTTTCTTCCCTTAGTATAGTATTCCTTGCCGATTTCGGTCAGTTCAACATAAGAGAATGAGTCATCGGGAGTCGCAATGACACCAAATTGGTTGAGAGTTCTGAGCGTTTCCATAAGTATCTCTGTCTCGCCAAGATCTTGAAACTTCAGATTCTGAACGTCATTCTCGATGTTCAAGCCCATAATGTGAGCCAAGTCACCCAGAGCGACCTTGCCATTCAAGTTTGCAATACCGCAGACCATTTTTTCTATAAAGGTCAAAGGTAATGCCTCTGTACAAACAGCAGTATATCCAATCTTTGCGAAATCCCAGTTGACTTCAAGCGTACCCAAGAACAGTTCGCTGACCTTCTTGTTCTTTGCTATTGTATTATATGCTTGTATATTATTCATTATCGTATGTATTTTGTGAGGGTTTTATAGTCAATAATCTCATGATGCTTCTGCATCTCCTCAATTACATTGTGATAGAGTAAATTGCCGCTATAGGTGTCTTTGACATGGTCGAAGAATTCGTTATTACCCACGACAATAAGAAGTCTTCTTGCACGTGAGAGCGCAACGTTCAGACGCTCAGGAGATTTAGCGAATCCTGGATTGTCGTTTGGAACGATTCCCTGCACAGTCTTATACTTATCACTTCGCACGGTTGAAACAATCACGATGTTTCGCTCCATACCTTGGAATTTATCTACAGTGTTCAGTTTCACTCTCATTCCGTTGTTCCTTGCAAAGAACTTAACTTCGTTGAGATATTTAACCTGCTGCCCATAGAAACTTATAACTCCAATTTCCTTTTCCAGATTCCGGCGTTCTTCACTTCTAATATTATCGTCCCAGTACTGCATGTACTCCTTGAAGCCCTCAGAATGCTTGAGATACTGGAGAACCCTCTTCACCGCCTCGACCTCTTTCTCGTTGTATAGGGCTTTCGAGTCGGAACGCTGCTCTGGTTCATCGACCTTTACCCAAAGTACATGGACATCAGGAGAGATGAAGCCCGGATGATAGAATCCATGGTATCTGCTCTCTGGCTCTGCGAGATTCGGACTGTCAACCTTTGCCAAGTCCAGTCCACATGACAAACCGCCCTCATCATTCTTGTAGAACTGCTTAATGGCATCATTAATCTGAGGGTGCATACGGTACTGCTCCGTGAATACAGACTTAATGGACTTAGAGACGTTAGGGTTGAGAATCAGACGAGCAAACTGACTGGTGTCAACAAACTGACGGTCAATGTCATTGGCTAATGCTGTTGCTTTCTCATCATTAAGACTCAATAGAGCCTCCTTGAAATCCTGCTCATTAAGCATTGGTGGCAGCTGCCTGTGGTCACCAATAACGATACTCTTTCTGCCGAAACACAAAGGAAGTACCAAATCTGGAGGGGTTGCCTTACTTGCCTCATCCATTATGACAGTGTCGAAATAGATGTTCTTCATCTGGTTGAATTCATCCTCATTGTCAAATCCCAGCCGTTCAAGAATAGTCCCGAATTTCTTGGAACGCTTTGGTCTAAGAAGAGATCGGAGGTCATAGTTGAAAAGGAAGTGACGTACATTGTCTGTCGGATTATCCAAGAGCTCACGAAGCTCGTCTTCTGTCTTCACATTATTCTCCCTCATTATCTTCTTAATGATAGACAACGCAGTGTCCTGGAAGGAACTGTCATCGTTATTAGCAGCTACAATCAAGCCCTTAATGTCTGATATTGTCTGCTTGTAACCTTCTTTCTCCACGAACTTATCATAGATAGCAGAAGAATAAACTCGTGCATAGTCAGCAGCAAATGACGGGCTGCCTGTACTGCTACAAGTACTTCCGATAACATTGGCGTGCTTAAAGTACTTCTCCTTAAAGAATCGCTTTGTAATTCCATCTGGGGAGCAGAGCGAAGCACTATATGTATCTGCCAATTCTGCATATCTTGGATTCTGCTCGGCATAAGCCTGGGCGCGCTGAGCAATCATTGACATCCATTGCTGGACGGCATTGTTGTTTACGTCACCGTCTTCTTGGTTGTCCAGACCTTCTTCTGTCGCACTATCAAGACTTGCAACTTCGTTCTCATAAACGAGTTCCTCTTCATATTCATCGTCAAGCCACTTTTCGATACGCTCAACAGAATACTTCTTGCCATCTTCCTCGAATTTTGAAGATTTACCGAATCGCAATGGCTTGATAATGCTGAGATATGGTGACAAAGCCTCGTTTACGTTCCTTGATCCCATCAACTTCTCCAGAGCATTGTCAACAGCGAGATTGGTCTCAGATGTGAGGAGAAGTTTTTTTGTCGGGTTTTTGAGGATGTGCTGCCAGATAAGCTCTGCGATAACAGTGGTCTTACCTGTTCCCGGAGGACCTTGGAGCAAGCAGAGGTCATTAGCATAGAGTGCTCTCAAAACCGCATTCTTCTGCGACTGATTGAGACTCAAAAGCTGTCTGCTCTCCAACTCCTTGTATTCGCTGAGCTCGGGAATGTCCTCGTCGTCAATTTCCAACTTAAAGGTTGGCTCTGCCTTTGAAGAGTCAAAGATGAAGTCGCGAAGGCGAGGGTTAACGGGCTTCTTGTTGGGTTCTTTCGAGTTAATTCTCTTTTCGTCAAGTTTCTTGATAGCTTCGTCGAGCCACGAAAGCTTAACTTCATCCCCTTTCAGGTTTGCCCTCACATACTCCATCTGGAAATTCTCATCCTCGAAGAGCTTCAGTATGGTTTTTGCCTTTTTCTGGTCATCCTTCCAACGATAAGGAATAGAAAGTACAAGTTCTCGCTCGGTTGATTCTCTGCCACTGAGATTGCCAACAAACACATTCTCGCTCTTATTCTTGGTCACGACTCTTGTCACGAACTCAACATTCTTAAGTTTTTCCTTCTTATACTCAAAGGAGTCAAGTTTGTTTTTCTTCTCAACTTGAAAGAAACGAACCTTGAAGGACATGCTATTAATGTCGGCTTTTACAAGCTTGAATCTATCACTTTCTTCAAGCTGATCAAGTCTTTGCTGAAGCGTATCAAAGTTTGTAAAGTCGAAGAACAAGAGGTTGTCCTTGGGTGAAGCAGAAATATCCAGCCCATAAAGGTCAGTTTTTACGTTGTTCCAGAAATCATCGTCGAAGTCTTCATTCATTTCTTCGAAGGTATAAGTCTGACCAACACTGAAATTTACGGTTTCATAATCCTCTTTTTCCAATTCGGTTTTCTTGGCAAAGGCTGCGGTCAACATTTTCTGCGCAGCCATTTCGAGATTGTACATGTTAGGAGACTTGACAGTCTGCTTCTCAATCTCAACAAAGCATTTACGGAAATCATCATACTTTGCGTATTTGCAAAATACTCCTATAGGCTTCAAACCATACTTATTGATGAGTTCACGTGGAATCTTTGCAAACTTGCCGTCACGACAAGACAAACATACAAGATTGTCTTCTCTGTCATAGTCAACATTGATTTTCAGTCTCATTGATTCCAAATCAGCCCTGAGCTTATCTTGAATTCCACGAGGAGCAATCTTGACAGAGCAAATTATTTTTTCCTGACGTCCAATTTCCTCGTTGAACTTACACTGTATCATCACATCGACACGCTTGAGTTCATCCTTTGTCAGTCGTGCAGAGCCATCATTTTCTATTTTAATAGTGCTTTCAAAGGCATCCTCATACTCTTCCATAAGGGTGGAGAATGCATCAGGAGTAGATGCTTCGGCATCTTCTACTGGAACAAACAACTTATAACGAGTAATATCGCCCTTTGCACCATAAACAGGTACAAGGTTGCACTTGCCATTACAATAGAATGGTTCCTGAAGCTTATCGACAATCACGCGCTGAGCTTCAATATACTTAGTCCAAAGCAGACGCTCATTCTCAATAATCGTAGCAGGGGCTATCTCCAGTTTGGCTACACGCTCCTTTAAGTTATAGAGTTCGCCGATTGCTGTAAAATCATTGAATTGTTCTTGCATCTCCAAGAACATAATCTTACAACGCTGCTCGATTGTGTACCTTGGATCAACATTAAGAGTCTCAGCAACAAAGCGGGACTTACACTCTTTGTTAACCTTTATTTCATAGCTGTTCGTTACATGCCATTCTACATAGAAATCGACCTTACCATTACAGCCTTCGTCCGACACAGGGATAGAAATGATGTGCCGTCTGTCGTCTTTTTTTAAAAAAAAACATGGCATTTCCTTGCCAGCCAAGATTGCTTTCAGCTTATCGAAAGTTACAACCTTGGACTTCTTATCAAAGCTCTGGATGACGTAATCGCCATATCGGAGAACTAATGTTACGGAATCTTCACCGAAAATATCTTCTTCAAACATTTATTCTTGAATTGTTTAGATTATTTTTTGTATATGTTAGTCTTCGCTAAATTAAAACGCAAACTGTGTTTATCTGAATAACGGGTGTCTTCTAAACCTAGTAGTTTGCAAAATAATGTGTTAATGGTGCAGTCTAAATTTCTATAACTATAGGGAGAGTTATTGTAAATATACTATACTAATATTTCTATCAAACATATTAAGTTGTACACGTACAATCTCATTGTCTTCTATCATCAGCACAATTCCGTAATTCTCAAACGATGCTGCTTCCAATGATGCACCCATTGCCAATGCGCTTTCATCGTAACCATAGCCACGCAATTCAACGATGTTGCCATCCACATAAACTATCTTCATCCGTTTGGGAGCCATCTGCACATTGTTTTGCCACATAGGGTGTAAACCATCCATGTTGTACACAGACACCGTGTAACCCTCATCGCCTTGAATGTTTTTTTCAATCACAAAGCGACGATTACAACCATAATTATGTCCCGAAACATTCTGCCCATTTTGGAATCTAATGTGATCCGAAGAATCAAAACAGATGCTTCCTTGAGGCGGATTATTATTTCCTGCCAAGATATGTTTTAGCAATAATTCCATTATTATAATTGATTCAGGTTTCGTCCTCTCTTGCCAAGAGACAGACAAGCTACTTTATCTTATTGATATTGAGGTGCTTTGTCCTATTTATGCAGATAAATTCGCTAAACATTTAATATTCCTCGCAAAACAAATACACAGTAACAGATAAGATTTTCAGTGCTTTATAGCCTAAAAATCATCATTTTGCGTAACTTTGCGCTATAATATCCGTCTCTTGGCAAGCGTTGGACAGATTCACTAAACATTCAAGGCTTACAGCAAATCCAGTATTTTCTTATTGGCTTTATCCACTACGGAAGTATCAAGCGATGCAAGATAAATCTGCGTGGTGTTTTCCGAATCATGTCCCATGCCTTCACTGATGACAGCGATTGGCACATTACGGCTCTTGGCGATACTTGCCCACGAATGCCGCCCAACATACATCGTCAAGGGGATTGGCAAATCCAGTTGCTTTCCGATTTTCTTCAACAAGTGGTTCACTCGGTGAAGTTCGTTGGCGTATTGTTTCCGATAGTCTTCATCCCGTACCGTAATGATGGGCAAAAGGTATTCTGTTTCGTTTATCGGATATTTGTCAAGAACCTCTTGCATGCACTTTTCCCATTTGATGAACAACTGCTGTCCTGTCTTCCGTCTGCGATAGGAAAGAGTACCATTCTGCAAATCCTTCTTCCTCAGATAAGCCATGTCGATGAACGACATCCCCCTGGTGTAGAAACAGAACAGGAACATATCACGGGCATAGTCAAGGTTGGGTTTCAATGACAAGTCAAGCCCTTTGATGCGCTTGATGTCATTCAGTGAAATAGCTCGCTTCAAGGTCTTTTCCACTCCGGTATAAACAAACCTGAAAGGATGCCGTTGTTCGGTCAGTCCGTTTTCTACCGCACGGTTATAGACTGCTTTCAGAATGCGCATATAGAACGATATGGTATTGGGCGAATTCCCCCTGCCTTTCAAATAAGCCTCGTATTCCGCAAGCAAATCGGTGTTAAGTTGGTCAAATAAGACTTCGTGGTCATTCATGAAACCGCTGAAACTTTGGAGTGCTGCCGTATAGGTTTCCGAAGTACGTATCTTTCCCAAGCGTTTCAATCTGGCTATCTGCTGGCGGATATAATCGTTAAACGATTGCTCTTGCCTATTTTGAAAGCGCATGACTATATCATCCGCTACAAATGTGCCGGATTGTGATAACGTGTGTATAATCTTATTCAACCTGTCCTTATCCCATCTAATGCGGGAACTTATTGAAAGCAGATAGTTATTCCGTCCATCCTTATTTGAAACAAGATGTAAATTGACCGTTTCGGAATGACAGTCCCATTCCGAAACGAAAAGTTTATACTCGGTGTTTATCTGTCTGACCACACGGTTATGTATAACCTGATAGTAGAGTGTGCCCTCCCTGCCATTTACGGTGGATGGGCGAAACTTGACTTTTACCGATGCCATATCAATCGGATTTGGATTGGTAACACTTCTCCATCTCCCTTGAAAGCTCCACAATCTCCCGGCTCAACTTCACAAGTTCAATGGTACAACTTTCCAACTTGTAGAGTAGAGCCATCGCCTTCTTCTCCGAAAAATGGCATCGCAGCTCTTTGACTACCTGATTATAGTTCGTACCGATGGCACGGAACTGGGCATGGAAATCCGACAGCTTGGTGTAGTAGTCCATCATCGTCTTGTCCACCTTCAGTACCTTGAACTTCTGCCCGAAGAAGTGCGCCTTCAGGAAGACAGCTTTCGCATACACCTGTGATTCCTCGTACATCGTGAGAAATTTGTTCCATTCCTCATCATCGAAGCGCACCATCACGCAGTGCGTCTTCGGGTTCAACTTGGGATTTCTCCCGTACTTGTTGTTCTTTTTCATGCTTCTTATTCTTTCAATTTTATAGTTTATCCTTTGTTTAATCTTTGATTAAGGAACCCTGAAATTATCCGACTTCGGAGGATAATTCTGCCCACGGCGGTGCAAGGGTTTTCAGTTACTCCGGGATATTCGGGTAACTGAAAACATACCTTGCTGTGTCTTTGAGGACACAAGAATCCTCCGCCTGTCGGATTGATTTCCGAGTGTAATAACTCACTTTGTGTATCGGTCGAACCGATGGAGTGCATCCAACGGCTCAACCTGTTCCATCGTAATCCTGTCAGAGTTTGCGCCATTGCTCGATGTCATTCCGGTAGGCATTGAGGTGCAGGCGGACAAGGTTCTCTATAAGTCCGGATGCGCTCATGCCCTTCCCTCCGAGGTAGCGGACAACCCTGTCCAGCTCGTCACGTACCGTCTCACTGACGAACACGGGCTTGCGGTTGATAATTTTGGGAACTTTGAGATAGGTGGTGCGGTACTCATCCAAAGACAGCCTGCGCTGTTTGCTGCTGATGCGCTTCTGCGGCATTGCCGTTTCCCCTGTTGCCGCACCTGACGGTTCATCCGCCATAGGGATTTCTGCTTCTTCCGTGACGGTCTTGCCGGGCTGTTCCGGCTCTTCCGGTTCCAGACCGATACTCCTGTAGAAGTCGTCTATCGACTTGGAGGTGTAGGACTCCCTGCGCCCCATTTTTTCCACGATTTCACGAGCTTGATGCTCTGTAATGTTTGGTTCTTTTTTCATTGTAAAAACAAATTAATTAAGTTATTGAATGTGGTCTTGGTCTATACCTCGACCGATTATCGGGAGCGAAGTAAGGTGCTTTAATGCAGTCAGTCAAGCACTTGGATTTTCTTAGGCATTTTTGTACGGTTTTGCTTTAGGGAGACTGACAAATCGGTGCGGACTTCACCGATTTGCCGGATATGAATAGCTGAAAGGACAAAGGTACGATTGGGGGCTATTTTAAATTAAGCCCTTATTTTGGCTGTGGCTTCTTTATAAAAAATGGGAATTAAAGGCTGAACGGAAATCGTATTCCACCGGCTTGCTCACAGATAACCGGCAAGCAGTACCCCGGACAATGACTACCGTATCGGCGCAACACGCTGCCACTTTTTGAAAATCCATTGCATGACAGCGGATAATGTATTTCTTTGTGGCAAAAGAAACAGTAATAATTAAAAGAAAGGCAATATGGAAATTGTATCAATCGAAAGAAAGACCTTTGAGGCAATGGTCGCCAAGTTCGACCGTTTCGTCAGCCGTATGGATGCCATCTGCCATCGGCACGGGGAAAAGAAAATGAGCGAATGGATGGATAATCAGGACGTGTGCCGTATGCTCAACATCAGCCCTCGCACGTTACAGACGCTTCGGGATAACGGCACGCTGGCTTATTCACAGATAAACCACAAGACATATTACCGTCCCGAAGACGTGGAGCTCATTGTCTCCGTTGTGGAGGATAGAAGAAAGGAAGCGAAGTTCAAAGGCAGGACTATCTGATAACTAAATAGAGTGACAACAATAATTCCACTAAATCCAAAGTAATATGAACGAACTGATTAATAAAGACAACGAGTGGATAATCCACTTTATGGGCAGTCTTGACCGACTGCTTGATAATGTAGAGCATCTGACCGCCAATTATCGCCCGACATTGGGCGGTGAGCGTTTCTTCACTGACAAGGAGGTGTCGGCACGGCTGAAGGTGAGCCGCCGGACACTTCAGGACTACCGCAATGAAGGGCGTATCGCCTATATCCAGTTGGGCGGTAAAATTCTCTACCGTGAATCCGACATCGAACGGATGCTGAATGACGGCTACCGCTCCGCCTACCGACAAAGGATAACTTGATTTTTCTTGAAGGAGTGCAGTTTGCCGTATGCCCTGTACTGCGGCAGCAATAGACTTTCGACAAAAAGAAAAAAGGAACGGCTTACGGATGAAGTGTCAATACTGCGCTTCGTCTGTAAGCCGTTCCTTTTCTGCTCTTTACCCATCAGTTGCTTATTTTTCGTTGTCGGATGCCTTTCAAACGTGTGGCAACGGAAACAAGTGGCTGACGGGATGAACCTCAACTATACCATCGGTTATTACTCCTGCCACAGGAAACAAACAACGTAACAGGCGTTTCTCTTTTGGTGGTGCTGATTTCATTTATTATAAACCTTCTGAACAAAGCACTTTCTTTACTGCATATCCTGAATGCAATGGCTATAACCATTTCAAGGTTGTAAACGTCATAACTGATACCATCCGGTTGCCTGATATATCGCATCGTATCGGCTTCATTCAGTTCATTGTTCTTATAGATTGCCCGTATCGTCTTGCGGACATTGCACGAGAATACCCCGAACAGGTCGGCAATCTCAAATTGCATCATCCATACGGGTGCGGTCGGCATAGTGACTGCACCCGTTTCACTGATTGTTATTATGCCTCTGCTCATAATTCCTTTATTTTATGATGATTATTTGCTATTTCTTCTTTTCGCCAGCCGATATTTCCTTTCTTCGTTCCATCAGTTTGTCCATATCTTTGGAAATTTTATCATCGGTTATCCGTGCATATCCCTGTGTCGTTCTAATATTGGAGTGTCCCATCATCTTGGCGATACTCTCAATCGGTATGTCCGCCGAAATCAAAAAAGTACCGAAGCTGTGCCGACTTTGGTGATAGGTCAAGTTTTCCTCTTTTCCTATGGTTATTCCCAATTCATGAACCTCAAACCATAGGGCATCACGGTTGGGAAGAGGAAACACGGGCTTCTCGTCATCGGTCGTGTTATACAGCGACAATATCCGCTCCGCTATGGGATGTAAGGGTATGAATGCCTCCACCTTTGTCTTTTTGCGGTTGATGCGGATGTACCGTCTGCCATCAGCGTTTGTTCCGATATGGTGGGGATAAAGAAGTTTGATGTCCACATACGCCAGTCCCGTCAGGGTGGAAAATACGAAAGCCCGTCTTGCCAGTTCCATACGCTTGTCATACATCGGTGTGGAAAGTATCTTCTTGAACTCCTCACGGCTGATGTACCTGTGCCTTGCTTCCGGCTTTGTCTCATACTCCAAGTCCTCACAGGGATTTACACGGAGAATCTCCTTATCTACGGCAAGATACAACAGGCGGTTCAGCCAACGCAGGCAATGGTTGGTCTGGGAAACCCCGAAGTTCTTGCATTTCTTCAAGTGGGCTTTGTAGGACTTGCCGAAATCCTCCGTCACTTCTTCAAGGGGAATGTCCTTTTTACCGATGGACGTAAGAAAATCCGTCAGGTACTTCTGATAATACATTGAACTTCGATAGGAAGAAATCGAGTCTATTTCCTCGGAATGCTTCTTCAACCGCTCACGTTCCCATTCTCCCATCTGTAGAAGAGTGGTCGGATGGATGTTGTTCAAGGATATGTGGTTCTTCAAAATCTCGGCACTGACCACACCTTGCGATTTCAGTATTTCATTGTAGGCTTCCTCTGTCAGTCGTAAATATTCTCGTAAGCGGTTATTTTCCCTTACGGATTTAATCTCGTTTTTCTTGCTGTTCCATTCTTCCGGTCGGCAATAAATCCCCGTACTGATGGCAGTCTGTTTGCCGTCAATGGTTATGCGGCAGAGTATGGCGGTCGTACCGTCAGTCTTTACTTTGCTGCGGTTAATGTAGGGTAAAAGTGAAAATGTACTTCGCATATCGTTTTCTGTATTAAAGAATTAATTGAAAATCTTTGGTGGCTTCTATGAACTTGTCCATGTCCTCGAAAAGTTTCTTCGGGCTGACACGGGCATAGACCTGTGTTGTGGAAATGTCGGAATGCCCCAGCATCCTGCTGATGGTTTCTATCGGCACACCTGCTTCAAGCGTAATCAGCGAGGCGAAGCTGTGCCTCGCCTGATGATAGCACAAATCATCCTTGATGCCTGCCAGTGCCGCCAACGCTTTCATGTGTCGTCTGAGATTTGACCAATACAGCAAAGGGAACAGGGTGTCCCTATCCTCACTATGATATTTTTCAATCAGCGCAATCGCTTCCGGTAACAGTTTCACACTGGCACGAAGTTCGTTTTTCTTTCTTCGATACTTCAACCACAAAGCACCGCCCTCATCAGTATATAGGTTCTCGTGGGTAATCGAGACAACATCCGCATAACAGACCCCGGTGTAGCACCCGAAGAGAAACATATCCCTTGCCAGTATATGGGATTTGCGGTAAGCGGGTATTTCCACATCACGGATTTTCTCAAACGATTCACGACTCAATGCCCGTGGTGTCGTTTCCGTCTTCTTTGGTAAGGTAAAATGCTGGAAGTGGATTCTGTCGGCATATCCCTCCTTATATGCCAGACGGCATATCTTCTTCAGGATGGCAAGATGATGGCGGACGGTATCAATCGCATAGCCTTTCTCTTCCGTGGCAAAAGACTGATAGTCGTGGATGAATTGTTCCGTCAGTTGTCCGAAAGCCAAATCCTTGACCTTGTACTTGCTCTCGATGAACTCCCCGAGCGTCAGACGCATATAGTGATAGCCGGGATAAGTCCCTTTCGCACGGTCTATGCCGATACGTGCCTTGATGTCGTCACAGACTGCATCTGTCATTTTCATGAGGGTCATCTGTGTTTCCATGCTTCCTTGAAAATGATTCTTCACATCGGTGGCATCAAAATCCACTTTACGGCTTACAAGGTTATCGAAGGCGTTGTTCACCGCCAACAGCAACTTCTCAATCTTGGCATTTGTTTCCACCGCTTCCTTGCTCTTGCCGTTCAGACGGCTTTCACGGGGATTCCACAGTTCCGGTGTGCAGGACAGCTTGCAACCGAACTGCGCCATTGTCCTGTTTACCGTGATGCGTCCCATAATGGGAGCTTTTCCCGACTTGTCCGGTCCGCTCTTTTTGAGGTAGAGCAACACCTTGAATTTTTCTACTTTCATACGCTTATATTTTTTTAGTGCAAAGTTACTTGCCATATAAGCGCTCTTTGATACGCAAAACACTGTGTATGAGCGCAAACCAAACGGTGAGATTTTCTTTTCATCGCTTTGTGTTACCTATTCCCGTTTCGGTAACTACCCGGCTAACGGTTTGGTAACTGAACAACCTCAATATTCCGTTGTCGTTTGCATTTTCCACATTTTGCAGAATACAGAAATACAGCTCATTTCAAACGACTTACGTTTAATCTTTACCTATTCACTATTACTTGCTTCGCCTTGTATATTCCACTGCGGCCGCCACACGTTCGCGACGATGATGCTTACATTGGGTGCAGACCTCTATACCACCTCGAAACTGCTCGGCCATGCCGATGTCAAGATGACGCAGGTGTACGCCAAAATCATCAATCAGAAAAAGGATGATGCGGTCAATTTAGTAAACGGGTTGTTCGACTAAAGCAGCTGCCGAATTTTAGGGTTGCCCGATGTTTTTTTGCTGGTGCAGTTTATTCCCGCGCGGGCATATATAATTCTGTTTAGTTTAGTATTTCTCTCTATATAGGGCAAGAAAACTAAAGTAAACCTTTTCATGCAAACATCTGAAAAGAAATGCGGTTGAACTTTGATGACCGAAATCGTACTCTAAAACAGGATTCTTACACTCGAATGCCGGTAGCATTATCAACAAGGAAAAGGTCGTAATTCGACCGCTGAGAAATGAACGGATTATTACGGAGAAGCAAACCCGTTCTTAACCCGCGAGAAACAATTACGGGTAACAATTCTTTTTACTCCCTTTTGTCGGTCGAAACCTGTTCGTGAACTGAGGTCTGAAATCTTCCGACAGGAAAAGGTTGTTTATCTATTTGACTGCCATTCCATAATCTGTCATATATCGGATAATCCCACCGCCTCTGCTTGCAGATTGTATGGCAACCCATCCGACGACGAATGTCGGGCGGGGTATTAGGCTCCCCCGAAATGAATTTCGTGGCAAACGGACAAACCCGGATCAAATCGGCTTTGGCAAACGTCCAATGCAAGAAACAGCTCCAACCGCCGAAAGCTATCCGATAAAAATGTCACAAAAGGATATCGCTATGAAGATGGAAAGGTCCATAATGGAAGCAATTATCAAGACTATTGCATTTTCTTTATTTCGTTATATAGAGCCAGCCCTTTTGCCGTAAGCAGATATTTTTGTCTCGGGTGATTGGGCTTGTCGGGATATAGCACCTTGAGAAAACCGGCTTTGGAAGCGGGGCTTATATAATTCTCCAAAAATGTTGGACGATGTTTCAGGCCGACTTTCTCCATCAATACTTTTAACGATAATTGTTCGTTTGACAAAGCTAATAACAAAGCGAGAACTTGTTCGGTTACTTGTACGGCAGGTTGTTCGGTACTTGTACGGTCGATTTGCTGGGCTTGTTTTGCTGTCAGCTCTTCCGGAGCATTAACCACCATATATCGATTCCGCAATTCATTCTTTTCACCCAACAGAAGATTACGAAAGAACCGCTCCAAATATTCGGAATTACGCATGATGCCTTTCTGTACGTTCTGGTAGTTGGCACGTACCAGCGCATTACGGAAATACCACGAATGATTGGCGAACAGGTCGTTTGTTACGTCAAAACCCATAGAACGTAGATAGAGAATCGTGAATACGGCAGTCGTTCGGGTATTTCCCTCGCCGAACGGATGGATTTGCCATAATCCCGATACGAACTTGGCTATGTGGCTCACTACTCCATTCCTGTCCACTTTTGAATAGTCGAACTGACGTTCTTGTTCCAAGTCGTATTCGATCGCTTTGCGAAGGTCGGGTGCGGAAACATACAGCACCGTATCACCGCGCAGTACCCATTCCTTTTTGGTAATGTTGTAATCGCGGATTTGCCCTGCAAATTTGAATACCCCATCAAAAATCCGACGATGAATCGATGTCAGCCCAACAAGTGTAAAAGCAAAGGTTTTCTCGGTAAGAAGTCGGCGGATGTTGGTCGATGCCATATCCGCTTCGTGGATTTCCGCATCTTCGGGCGTATGCGCTATTTTCGACTGATAGTAGCTCCGAATAAGTTGTTCTGCTTCGTCGATTGTAATCTCTCCCTCGATATCTTTACGTGCGGTCTCAATCAAGTAGTCTGAAGGCTTCAAGCCATCGACGGCCTGCAACCCTATTGCTGTCTGCCATGCGTAACCCTTCTCCCGCTTCTGAGGCTCGCTTTGGCGTATGTATTCGTCGAAGTTCATCATAGCTTAATTACTTTAGCCCTAATTTATTACACAATTCCTCTGTTGTCTCTGTGAGGTATGTATAAGATTGTGGAGCAGCAATATTATTACCCAAGCACATTAAAGATTTCGGCGTCTTTAATTTGAAAACCGTCTTAAATTTGATAGCATAAGAATCTTGATGGTCGGCAAAATAAAGCATGAAAAAATCCTTCGAGACACCGGCGTGCCTTTTGGTTTTTTCCCATACGCATTCTGGCGTTCCCTTTAAAATAGAATCTATCTCAATCAAGGCCACAATCATTTTGATAGGCGCAGTTGCATATACAACAATATGCCGTATATCCGTAGGAATACGCTTGCGATATTCGTATCGCTTCTCTCCAGATAGTATTTTTTCAATATGACTTGGATGAATGGATAATATGATCGTTTCAGTTTTCATGTATCAATGCTGAATATTGTTGATTATCAATTTTTCTAATACTCTGGATATATCCTTTAACTTTGGCTTTAGCTATCTGTTGATAGGATATTTCTTTATCAAGAGCGATATACCGGAAAAGTATTACTAACGTCTTTTTCTCCAAAATTTTAAGTAAATCCGAATAACTGTAGACGGTTCTTTTGGCAATGGTAGGAAATACTTCGTCGATATTTTCTGAAAATAGAACATCTTCGACGATTCCCATACATTGTATGGATTTCCGGTCTTTGCTTCGGTAAAATAGGATGATATCCCCTTTACGAATCGTTTTTATTTTGGAATGACACAAATACGCTTTTTTGATCGTATTTCCTTGGCAAGAATACAACGATTGATCTTTCTCGAACAGAGAACCTTTCATGCTGCTGAAGTCCGGGAACAAATCTTCATGGTATTGCGGTCGAATAGGAATAATGAACTTTTGAACAGATTCATTATCCTTGAAGTAGGGATAATATCTTATCAAAGAATCCAAACTGCCGCAATCATCATCCATTAATTTCATTGGCTTAATATAAACATCATCTTGTTTGTATTTACCGAGACAATAAAAGCCATAATCTAAACAAAGCCCTACAAGCGTTTTTTGTTCCTCTCCGAACGTATGTAGATATACCCAGTCCAACTCGTTTTTTACACAATAATCGAATGCGATATACAAAAGTCGCTCGCCTAATTTCTTTCCGCGAGCTTTTATATCAACTTTAAATGTACAAAGCTTCAAGATGCGTCCGGGAATAACCTCTCCGTTATCAGTCAGCTGAGCATTTTGCTCGTGTTTGTAGATGCAGACTGCGACGATGTTGCCGGTTCCGTCTTCGATACACCAGCATTTTCTCTTGTCTTCTGCGCATTTTTGAAACCACCTATCAAAACCGTCATACGACTGCCGTAAAGATTCGAAGAACGGCTGGTTTTTATCTATTTCATATAGAAAGCGCTCTTTTACACCAGTGTAATCGAAAGAAAACGGGACAGTCGTATATCGTCGAAGTAATAACAAGAATTGTTCTAACCGATATACTTTATCCTGCAATCCGATTTTCGAGGCTTTCCGGTGAATGCCTTCGTCGTTTGTAACGAGAAGGTGCGCCGCACCCCGATACAAAGCGAACAAAACGTTATTGTCTACTTTATCATTATCGTTGGATTGCGATAAACCGAGTTCATGGCATTCCTGATCGGATAAGATTGGTGGATTTTCTATCTGTGAATATTGCTTTAACCGAGATAATACGATTTCCCGTCTTTCTTGATTCTTGTCTCGGTTAATGTCTTCAAGTTGCATCGGATGAATATACAGACAATGACTCTGCTCTGCGGAGAGTTTCCGCAGTTCGGCAAAGGAAGAGTCGAGTATTTTACTCGTATCTTCCAACGGGATTATAATATTCGTGTCTAAAAGTATATTCATCAGAAATTTTCTGTCGGCTTACAGGTCAATAAATAATGTTGCCATATTTATTAGTTTTGTTTCTTTGCTTTTATGTTCAGTCGACTTTTTAAAGTTAACCAAAAACCGATAATCATTAATACGATTCCGGGAGAGGCGTTGATTAATCTGGACGTAAATCCTGATGCTTCTACTATCCATTCTATTGAGCCCGTAAATCCGAGTATTGTTAGGATTATTCCGGCAATTATACATCCGATACCACCAATAAGGCTGATTAGAACAATGATAAATTCATAATGCAGTGCTTGCATACCGAATTGTGTATTTGCCACCGATGGGTTAATATCTATTGAACACCCTGAAAACAGCGCAATTACTACCGCTAAGGTAATTAATATGGTCATTCTTTTATTTTTCATATGTCCAGTAATTTTATGGCAGCAGCTTCGCCTTGTTCAATAGCTATTTCAACTGCGGTTTTGGTAATCTTTAATAAATGTTTACTTTTACTATGTAATATTGTGCTTTGCCGGATGACATCCGCAATCTTATTTTGAATATCCTTGTTTATTACAGGTAAATTTATAGCCGTAAATTCATCTTTATTCATTGCTGTTAATATTGTTCCAGTACAAGCGCGTTTTAATAATGCTTGAATCGCTGAGGATTTAAACAATACCAATGACGTTTCTGAATTTATACTTCGTGGGGATAAAACATAAAAACCGGTAGAGCATAATGCACCATCGTATTCTTCTGTTATAATCGCACAACTTTGCAAAGAACCTTCGATCGAAGAAATGATAATATCTCCAGTATGGACGACACGTCTTGCTCGGCTCGGAAGATTTGAACCGTACTCGTAAGTGCTTCCTGATATTTCGCCGTTTACTCCGATGTCTGATAATTCAATGTATTTGTATCGGGTATTGTTATCGGGAAGGAAATTTTTATCACGAAGAATATATAGATTCCCGATTTTGTCATGCCCATATGGATATTGGGAAATCGTTCTGATTATTTCATCGTATTTTGGTTGATAATATTCTGCATCCAATCGACCGTTATCGACAAAATCGGAAAACCGTTTTTGAGATACATTCACATTTGCGACTGCTATCGCATTAGTCCCTAATTCATTATGCAATATTAATTCCGCATCGGAATAAGCCTTTTGCGATAAAATTCTTAAAGAATTTGCCTGCGTAAAACAGTTCCGTATTTTTTGTTGCAAATCGATATCAAGAATCGGGATTTCAATTTCTTTGACTTCTTCCGGATTTACATTGGTTTGATTAATTGATTGCCTTGCTCTGCGTTTTACATCCCATTCTCCATATTTGCAATTCAGATAAGCACACAGATATTCCGGTAATATGCTGTCTTTAGGATTCAGCCTTACCAGATAAGAAGCAAACGTCCGCTGTATATTATCATTTTGATAATATATGCCCGTTCGACCGACCCATTCAAAGGAATTGGTTCGATTAAATAGCACATCCCTATCTTTTAATGCGAATCTATCGTATTCGGCTTGTGTAATATCAGCACATTTATCGACATCAAGATCGCATAACATATCATGAATCTCGTTCATGCGGTAAATAGGATATCCAACAGAATCCGTATTCATCTCGATAGATATACCGTATTGCGACGAAATAAGATGTTCGCCGATTTTAGCATAAATAAGATCCGGATTTTTCTTTGGCTCTTTTGTGTAAAAAGAACTATCTATTCGAAAATCCTTATTACTTAATACTTCATAGAGTTTTTTTTCTTTTATCTCCAGCCCCTCCAATAAAGCCTCGTATTTTACTTTATCAAAGGGGCATCCGCGAAAAAAGATAGCTGTTCTTTCTTGGCGAATTCGACAAACGCCTCGGCAATGCCGTCGGGGGTAATCTGCTCTATTTCATTGCACTTTTTCTCTTCGTTCCAGTTGTAATTTACGGTCGCGAGCAGATCATGATATACGATGGGGTGGCCATATTTGTCGCAAAGTGCGAGTTTCGGATCGGTCGTCGTACCGCTTTTATCCGATTTCCAATATAGTTTATCGCCGCTGTTGTTTTTGCCCTCTTTCTGCTGGGTTGCGAAGAAGATGTTATAATCATCGACTTTCGGGCACAGTATGTCGTCCCATTTCTGAACGAACAATACGCTTGTCTTGGTGCCGGTATGCGGCTTGAAGGTGTTACCGTGCAGCCCCACGACGGCAAGAATACGGCATCGTTCTGCAATATATTCGCGGATGGCTTTGTCACTGCTGTTATTGAATCTGCCTTGCGGTAATACGATTGCCATACGACCGCCCGGTTTCAAAAAATTAAGGTTACGTTCTATGAAAAGAATATCGCGACTGACACTTTTTTGTGCCTTGCCATTCTTCATTCCCAAATCGTAACGACTTAAAATCTGCCCCTCCTTAATCTCACCGGCAAACGGCGGATTGGCCATCAGAATGGCAAAGTTGAACTGTCCGAAATCATTGCCGACACGTAACTGTTTCAACTTTTTGAAGCCATCATTGTAGGTGTCTACCCATGTTTCTTCCTTTGTAACCGTATTCCAGCGAGCCCAATCGAGCGTATTCAGGTGCAGAACATTCGTATGACCATCGCCGGCAATCAAATTCAGGGTTCGAGCTACACGAACGGCTTTTTCATCGAAGTCGATGGCAAAAACATTATCTTGTACATATTCGATCTCCGCATGACTTTTCGGCGTTGCCGTGAACAGATGATTTACCGGTTTATTTGCTGCTATTTGCATCTGTTTCCATACATGAAATATCGTGTGAACAGGGAATCCCGAGCTACCTGCAGCCGTATCGATCATCGTTTCATCCACCTGCGGATTGAGCATTTTGACACACATATCGATAACATAACGGGGTGTGAAGTATTGCCCTTTTTCACCCTTGCTGCTTTTGCTCATCAGGTACTCGAAAGCCTCGTCCACTACGTCGAGATTGGAATTGAACAATTTGACGCCTTCGAGCGAAGAGACGCAAATCGACAAATGCGGGGGAGTCAGAGCTATTTTTGCATCTTTAGCAAACACGCCAGTCCATTTGCTGCATGCCTTGCGGAAGAGGTCTTCGATTTTATTTTTCAATTGAATATCGCTTTGCCCGGAGTTGCGGAATACGAGATTGTAATCTTTCTCCGTAGCCCCAATTTGTTCGTCGTACAATTTAGCGAATATCAGTTTGAACACCTCCTCGAATACATCGACGCCGGCATTTGCCAGAACTTCATCCTCCATTTCGAGAATCAGGTCTTTAAGCGACTTGCCTGTTTTGGTCAGTTTGTCGTTTTTGACCAAATCGTCCATAGTAAAAGGAGTTTGCAGGATATCCTCCAATGTTTGGTGCACATTGGGAATATTAGGAATATCCTTGAAATAGTTCGGATTCTGGCGTTGATAATAGGCTATCGTCGTCCCGTTAGTCCATACGGCCATACTTGCACCCGTCGCATGGGTGTAAGATTTCAGCTGTTCTCGGCCATCTTTGGCTTTCGGTTTTTTCAGTTCAACGATGATGTAGGCGACGTTAGCATCGTCATTATCCCGTATCACGATATCTGCGCGCTTGGTTTCACGTCCGAAATAAATCGGATATTCAAAAGCCAACCGGCTTTTAGGATAACCGTAATCATTTATCAATTTAGCCGCATATAGTTGTCTGACAATTTCTTCCGGTGTCAGTTTTATTTCTTTATTACGCACAAGACATGATACAACCGGATAGGTTTTACCTTTTTTGTCGATCCGTTCAATAATCCGGTTCTCCAACTCGGCAATGACTTCTTGGCTGAACATATCCAAACTGTATTCAGAGCCTTTGAGGATTTCGTATAATTTCATATGTTTGGGCTTATTTACTGATGATTAAATCTTTCGGATCAACATGTAGGATATTTGCAATCTCGAACAGCACATCCAAACTCGGCTGACGTCTGTTGCAGACATAGGAATTGACGATACAAAAACTCTTTCCGAGTTTTTCCGCCAACCATGTCTGCTTGATGCCTTTTTCTTCAAGCACCTCTTTTATACGGTTCTTTGGTTTATCCATGTTTAATCCGTTTGATATTTGCCTGCAAAGATATAAAATATAATGCAATAAAAAGATAAAAACAGGATGATATTCTAATCGGTCTTAATCTCTTTGATGTCGAACTTAGTTGCCCAAAGGTTTTCTAACCATTCGTATAGGTTTCAGAAGTATGATTTAGCCTAAAAGTTGCATTGCAGCCAAAAGAGAAAATACGATGCAGTTCCGTGTTCTTTTTTGGCTGAGCGATTGTTAGGAAGAAAGTGCAAAAAGAGACGAAAATTCAGTTTAGTTTAGTACATTAGCCTATATATATGCTAAATCAAAGTAAACTAAATTTAGGTAGGCATATTGCCTTTCCATATGTTTATGATTTGGTAGAAGTACTTACCTTTGCATAGTGCAAAAAGTTTCAATGAGCATATAATCTTAGGATGTATATTTGCCTATTTTCTCTTTTGGCTGCAAAATTCTCTATAGATCACCAAACGATATTCTTGATGAGAGAGGTCAGTAGTGGGGAAAGTTGCTTTGAGAAACACTTTGTGTGCAACCAAGTGCAAGGGATGAAATCAAGTGAAAAGTAAAAACCGAAGAATCTCCTAAAATACCGATCTTGTTTCTATTCTGTTTCTTTTGCAAGGTGTTGTAATTATTATCTTATTGATATACAATAACCTAAATATAAACAAAATAACATTTACCAGATTTCCGTCTTGAGACATTCTGCGAATGTTATGTCTATATCTAATTGGAAGGCTATTGCCTGCCATTTAAATCTATATTTCGTTCCAAAGATACTCATATTTCTGATTTCTCCGAAGAAATCCATATCATAAAGAAATGTGGCAGGGCAAAAAAGGAAAAAAGATGAAAGAGTTACCATTTGTATAAGGGATGTCGGATTTCACGACTCCCCCGTTAAATAAAAAGTATAAGAAAAGCTACGCTGACAAAAAATGACTATTAATGACTATTAACGACACTGGAAACTAAACGATTGATTTATAGTAATATTCCCTTTATCTTGCACCCAATTTCATTATTCACAATTTAATTTATAAATCATGGAACTGACAATTATCGAAACAAGTGCTTATCAGGACTTGAAGAAACAACTAAGTATGCTGTCCGTGCAAATGATGGACTTTCAAAAGAAAATAGCCCCCGTAACACCGGACAAGTGACTGGATGCGCAGGATGTGTGCCTGGCTCTCAATATTTCCAAAAGGGCACTGCAGACTTACCGGGATAACGGGCTGATTCCTTATTCTAATATCGGTGGAAAATTCTTTTATAAAGAAGTGGACATCCAGCAAATTCTGGAGGAAGGACTAATCAAAAAAAGAAAATAAAGAGTATGGCAGACATTATCACTAAAGATTCGGAAGAGTTCAAGGAACTTACCGGATGGATCAAACGGACAGGAAAAAATCTGGAGGCTGCTGCGGCACGGATACGTCCGACGATTGCAGACGAACATTATCTGAGTGGAGATGAGGTATGCCGGATGCTTCATGTTTCCAAGCGTACATTACAAACACTACGGGATGAAAAGGCAATACCTTATACCTCAATTACCTCTGTCGGGGGTAAACTGCTCTATCCGGAAAGCGGGCTATACGAGGTACTAAAAAAGAACTATAAAGATTTCAGGCGTTACTTGAAATAAGCAACCTGCCTGAATACGAAAAACACCCTTCAACATTTGCTGAAGGGTGTTTTTTCATACTTATTCTAATTGGCCAAGCGATACACGGAACCAATCTTGTCGCACATCCTATCCGTATCTTCCCCAACCTTCGGATTGATCAGTTCAGCATAGACTTGTGTGGAAAGAATCGATTTGTGTCCTAATACTTTTTGCAAAGTTTCTAACGGCATGCCTTTCAATATAGCCAAAACTGCAAAGGTATGTCTCCCGATATGAGGGGTGATATTTACATTACAATCACACTTTTTCCCTAAAACCTTAAAACTACTTTTCATGGTTTCATAATCACCGACGGGGAAAACGCAATCAGGAGAATCTTTCTTTTTGTTATCACCCTTATACTTTTCTACAAGTTCAATTGCTATAGGTAATAATTTCACGACGTATGCTACGCCTGTTTTTATACGGTTTCCCATGAGCCATGTGCCACCATCAGAATCTGTATGGATATTCTTATAAGTAATTGCTTTCAGATCTGCGAAGGCGAGGCCTGTGAAGCACATGAAAAGTAGCATGTCACGCATAGCCTGCTGACGTTTATACCTCAATTCTACATGTATAAGCCTCTGCAGTTCTTCTTCAGAGAGAAATGAACGTCTTTTATATCCCGGCTTACATCCAAAACCCGTGAAGGGATGAACTTTTATTAAACCTTTCTCTTGAGCGATATGCATTAGCCATTTCATGGTATTAACACGTCCGAATGCTGTAGAACTGGCCGAGCCGCATGTGCCCAACATCCAATTATAATAGTCTTCAATAAAATCTTTGTCAAGTTCATCAAGTGCAATGTCCTCAACATTCTTTTTGTCTTTCAAAAAAAGCAATGCGCTCTTATAATCGGCTACTAAACCAAGATAGGTGCTTTTTGCCTTTTCCTTGCCTACTTTCTCCTTGTATGACTCAAGCTGTTCCCTGAAAAGCTCCATAAGGGTGTGGGAATCTTCTTTAAAACCGACATAGCGGCTATAGACTTTCTTGGCTGTGACAAAACTGTCATGATCGCATATGTATTGGTAATGCTTGGCAATTTGGGCTTTGGCATTATCAAGTTCCTGGTTTAACATTCTAGCTTCTTCGGATTTCCCTTTAGCCCTATTAGCTTTGGCGTCCCATAAAGAAATAGACACCTCCTTCTTACAGCTAAAGCAAGCTGTGGTCTTGTTGATGGTAATACGTCCCATTACAGGTACTTTACCATTCTTAATCGATTGATTTTTAGTGTAAAACAACACTCTGAATGTACTTCTCAT